AGACTCAGGGATTCCGCAAGGAATATCAACATATTGGATTGAGTCAATATGGCAGCCCCAGAAGGCAATAAGAACGCAGCAAAAGCAAAGGTTTGGGCGGAAGCGATTAAACGTGCTTTAGCCAAACGATCTAAGATAGATCAACACGAAGCGATTGATGCATTAGCTGAAAAGCTTCTTGATGTTGCTATGACCGGAGATCTTGCTGCCATAAAAGAGTTTGGCGACAGAATGGATGGAAAGCCAGGACAACAGGTTCATGTTGAAGGAAATGGCGAAAACGGAGCATTGGTTCTTACGTGGAAGTCGTAATTCCGTATCAGCCGCGCCCGCTTCAATTAGAGATACACAATTTAATAGATACGCACAGGTTTGGCTCGGTTGTTTGTCATAGAAGGTTTGGCAAAACAGTCAAGGCGATTAATCACCTGATCAAAGGTGCGGCCAAATGTAATAAAGAGCGGCCAAGGTTTGGTTACATCGCGCCGACCTATCGACAAGCCAAAGCAATTGCTTGGGATTATCTAAAACACTACGCAGGCGTAATCCCAGGGTTCGAGAAGAATGAGGTAGAACTATATATAAGACTTCCTGGGGATCGGCAAGTCAGACTTTATGGTGCTGACAACCCAGATAGTTTGCGCGGTATTTATCTTGATGGCGTGGTTCTGGATGAATACGGGTTAATGACCTCGAATATATTTTCTGAGGTTATTCGTCCGGCTTTATCTGATCGTTTGGGGTGGGCCTTATTCTTAGGAACTCCAAACGGAAAGAATCAGTTTTGGGATATTTGTGAGATCGCCAAGACAGAGCCTGGCTGGTTTTTTAGAGAGTTTAAAGCAAGCCAAACCGGCTTATTGCTTCCTGAAGAATTGGAAGCAGCCAGAAAGGTAATGACTGCAGAAGAATACGCTCAAGAATATGAGTGCAGCTTCGAGGCTTCTGTTAAGGGAGCGATTTACGGTAAAGAATTATCAGCGGCTAAGGATGAGGGGAGGATTTGTAACGTTCCTCACGAGCCATTGTTACCAGTTAAGACATTATGGGATTTGGGAATTGGTGACGCGACTGCGATCTGGTTTTATCAGCAGGTTAGAAACGAGATCAGGTTTATTGATTACTATGAATCAAGCGGTGAATCGTTAGCGCATTACATTCAGTATTTGCAAAGAAAGCCCTACACCTACGGCGATCACTGGGCGCCTCACGATATACAAGTTAGAGAGCTCACAAGCGGTAAGAGCAGGCTCGATACAGCGGCTTCAATGGGCGTCAAATTTAAAGTTGCTCCCAACATCGGGATTGAAGACGGAATAAACGCAGTTCGATTAATGCTTCCTAAATGCTGGTTTGATCAAGTCAAATGCAAACCAGGGTTAGAAGCGCTTCAGAACTATCGCAGAGATTACAACCAACGACTAAACGAATACAAAGCGGTTCCTGTTCATGATTGGGCAAGTCATGGCTCGGACGCATTTCGTATTGGTGCCGTTGCTATTAAAGACATTGAAGAAAAGGCTAAACATGTTGAATTACCGGTCTATCACGGCGAAGGCGGCTGGATGTCTTAAGCGTTTCTTTGACGCAACTAATTGGGGCGCATCTATTAGCGATTCTTATTGTTTTTACTTAGAACGACTTTATGCGGAACGCAATTTAGATGAGTGACGCAGATATTCTCGCAACGGCGAGGAAACGCTTTCAGTATTGTATCGATGCTGAGAGTGAGAACCGAGTAAACCAGATAGACGATACAAGATTTTACGCTGCTTCACCGGACAACGGCTATCAATGGCCAGCTAAAGTCAAAGCCTCTCGTGAAATGGACCCGAACGGGGCTAGACCTTGTTTAACGGTCAACAAACTGCCCCAACACGTTAAGCAGGTCACTAACGAGCAAAGGCAGAATCGGCCACAGATTAAAGTTTTGCCGGTAGATTCTAAAGGTGACGTTGAAGTCGCCAAGATCTACAACGGTGTGATTAAGCACATTGAGGTTATATCTGATGCGGATATAGCTTTAGATACAGCTTGTGAACATCAAGTCGTATCAGGCGAGGGTTATTGGCGCGTTCTGACTGATTACTGTGATGACCAGTCGTTCGATCAAGACATCCTCATCAAGCGGATTAAAAATGCTTTGTCGGTTCACATGGATCCAGAGATCCAAGATCCGACTGGTGCTGATCAGCGCTTCTGTTTCATCACAGAAGATATTCCGGAAGAAGAATTTAAGCTTAACTACCCTAACGCCAAACCAGTTGATTGGGATTTTGTCGGCAGCAGTAGCGAATATGTTAACTGGTATTTAACTGGCGAAAAGAAAGTTCGAATTGCTGAATATTTTTACCTTGATTACGAGAAAAGAAAGCTAATCGCATTAAGTAATGGTTGGGTCGGGTTTAAAGAGGATTTGCCAGATAGCATTTCTGAAGACTTAATCAAAGATCCGGTCAAAACACGGGATGTTCTGATTAAGAAGGTTAGATGGTGCAAGGTCACCGGTGAAGAAATTCTCGACAAGAAAGATTGGCCGAGTCAATACATCCCGGTAGTCAGAATTGTAGGTAACGAAACGATTGTTGATGGGAAAGTAATTGTTTCAGGATTGGTAAGAAACTCTAAAGACGCCCAGAGGATGTATAACTATTGGGTATCTCAAGAGACCGAGATGCTGGCTTTGGCTCCGAAAGCGCCATTTATTGCAGCGGTTGGGCAGATTGAAGGCTTAGAGGATATTTGGAGGACAGCGAATACAAAATCGCACGCTGTTTTACCTTATCACCCAATTTCAGAAGAAGGATCGCTTTTACCGCCGCCTCAGAGACAAATGCCGCCGATGGTTCCGCAAGGAATTATCACTGCCAAACAGGGTGCGGCCGAAGACATCAAAGGAACAACCGGGCAATACAACGCAAGTCTTGGCGCTCAAGGTAATGAGACAAGCGGTAAAGCCATTATGGCGCGGCAACGTGAAGGTGATGTATCAAATTTTCACTACATAGATAATTTATCGCGTGCGATCAGACAAACCGGACGTATCTTGCTCGACTTGATCCCGAAGATTTACGACACAAATCGTATTAATCGAATCATCGGTGAGGATGACAGTACAGATCATATCGTTATCGATCCAAAACAAACCGAAGCGATCAAAAAGATTCTCGGCGATGACGGGGAAGAGATTGGCAAGTCTATTAATCCTAATATTGGCAAATACGATGTTGTTGTGACTGTTGGCCCGAGCTACACAAGTAAACGTCAAGAGGCTGCTGAAGCGATGACGCAAATGACACAGGCTAATCCTCAGTTATGGCAAATCATAGGAGATCTTCTTGTTAAAAACATGGATTGGCCCGGCGCTGATGAAATGGGCGAAAGGCTTAAAGCGACACTTTTACCAGAAGTCAAAACATTGGCGGAAGGTAATAAAGCGCAAGATCCGAAGCTTTTACAAGCTCAGCAGCAAATTGAACAAATGGGTCAGCAAATGGAGCAAATGGCTCAATTCATTGAGCAGATCCAGCAAGGGTTCGAAGCGGCGAAAGCGGACGGAGAAAGAGTAAGTAAGGTTATTGATGCTTATAAAGCCGAGACTGATCGCATGAAAGCTTTAGCACCAGCTATGTCACCTGAAGACGTGCAGCAATTAGTGCTTTCAACAATTCAGCAACTTATGACCTCACCTGATATTTCACAACAAGGAATGTAAATGAACGCTAATTTATTCCAGACAATTCGCCGTCCAATGTATGGGAAGGGCGCGAAGGTTTCATATACAGCAACGGCTGGTAATTCCGCAACAATCCCTCCCGGGATAAGCGCAATTGTTGTTGTGGCTAGTTCAGTTGCTTGGTGTCGCATCGGCGTCTCTCCGACTGCGGTTGCCGGGGATTACCCGCTTATTACAAATGTGCCCGTTGTTCTTCCTGTTGAAGCAGAAGGGTCACAAATTTCAGTAGTTCGAGATACGGCTGACGGAAGCTTTTATTGGTGTCCGTTAGCTGAATAAACCGTACCGATTCGGATAATCGGGTCGCACTGTCGTGAGACAGAGCATTCTCTTAGCGAGATTTTTATGCCAGAAGAAGTGATTACATCGGTAGCGACACCGGAAAACGTCGCGCCAATAGAAACGCAAGAAGATGTAAAGGTTACGGAGCCTAAACCGGTCAAAACGTTCACTCAAGAAGAGCTGGACGCAAAGATTCAAAAACGACTAGCAAAAGAGGCAGCAAAGGCAGAAGAAGATCGGAAAGAAAAGGAATATTGGCGGAAGCTTGCGCTTGAAAAAGACAAGTCTGAAGTTCGTATGCCTTCCCCTGATTCAGAGCCGAAACGCAATCAATACGAAACGTACGAAGAGTTTTTAGAGGCCAAATCCGACTATAAAGCCGGTTTAAGGGTCGCTAAAGAACTTGAAAAGCGTGATCGTGAGCGCGAAGCGGAGCGGATAGCTGAAGAGCAAAACAGGGTTCTTACCAATTTTCATAAACAGACTCAGGAAGCCGCATCAAAGTACGACGATTACGAAGAAGTAATTAACGAAAGCACCGCTCAAATTTCGGAGGTGATGGGTAAGGAAATCATCGAATCCGATTTGGGGGCAGAGCTTACTTACTACTTCGCTAAAAATCCGAAAGAGGCTGATCGAATCCGCGCCCTTGAACCTCGCCGCCAAGTCAAAGAAATCGGAAAGCTGGAACTGAAATTAGAGTCTTCGAAAGAAGAACCTAAAGAAGAACCTAAACCGAAAAAACTCTCATCTGCGCCCGAACCTATTACACCAATCGGTGGAAAGGGTGCGCCTATCAGCGATTTGCCTTCCCCTAAAGATGACATGGCGACATGGCTAAAAAAGAGGAATGCGCAACTTGAACGGGCCAGACGTTAACCCCTGCACTACTGAGAAGTAGCGCGTTTTATTGGAGATTTAAATGGCTAATACACTTCTTACGATCGATGAGATCACACGGGAGTCATTACGAGTATTGCACGGAAGCTGTGCGTTTATTCGTGGTGTAAACCGTGAGTACGATAGTTCTTTTGCAAAAACAGGCGCGAAGATTGGTGATACGCTTCGCATTCGCAAACCCAACAAATACACCGTCCGCTCTGGTCGCGTGATGAATGTTCAAAACACAACCAATGACTATGTGAGCCTTCCTGTCACAAGTCAAAAAGGTGTTGATATGAACTTCACCTCAGTTGAGCGCTCCCTGTCACTGGATGATTTTTCTAAAAACATCATCCAGCCAGCAATGTCGGTTCTTGCTTCCTACATTGATAACGATGCGTTATCGATGATCAACAAAGTTTATAACTCTGTTGGTACCCCAGGAACAACCCCAGCTTCAACCAACGTATTCAGTGACGCAATGGCTAAATTGGACGACAACTTAGCTCCTCGTGACGGTAATCGTTGGGCTATTCTGACTCCTACCGCAATGGCGCGTACAACCCAAGGTGATCGCGCTTTATTCCAAGCCTCGGACTTATTGGCAGATCAATACCGTAATGGTGTGATCTCTAAAGCCGTTGGTTTGAAATGGGCAATCGATCAAAACTTGGTTTCTGTCACAACCGGTAGCCGTTCAGGAACTGTCTTGACTGTTGGCGCATCTTCAACCGGCGCAACCACGATTAGTCTTGACGGTTTAACCGGTGCAACAGATACCATTAAAGCGGGTGAAGTCTTCACCATTGCCGATGTGTACGATGTTAATCCAGAAACCAAAGCAACATTGACCACGCTAAAACAATTCACCGTTTTAGCCGATGCAACCGCTGCTTCCAACGCAATCACCAACCTTTCGATCAGCCCAACGATTTACGGCCCAACTTCCGGCGCTTTACAGAACGTTTCTGCTTTACCTGCAAACGATAAAGCAATTACCTTCTACGGCACCACCAGTGCAACCGTATATCCGCAAAACCTGGTCTTCCACAAAGACGCTTTCACATTCGCAACCGCCGATCTTCCATTACCGCACGCTGCAGAACAGGCAAGCCGTCAAGTAATGGACGGAATCAGTATGCGTATTTGGCAGGGTGATGACATCGTTAACGATCAATTCCCATGCCGTGTTGATGTTCTTTATGGTTACGTACCAACCTATCCGGAACTCGCTTGCCGAGTCTGGGGTTAAGGAGAAAATAAATGCCTACATATGAATATTTAGGAAATGGAAATCCAGACGGAACGATTATCGGTCAGACTTCTACCGAATTAATCGCGTTTTATGCTGCAACCCCGGTTGCGCAACCTTCTGGTTCGGCTCAAGGCGCTGTTTCAACAGCAGCAGCTACGACCGGCGCAGCAATTTACGGGTTCACTTCAGCGCAAGCGAATGGAATTGTCGCGTTGCTGAATCAAATCCGTAGCGACTTAGTAACCCTTGGTTTAATTAAGGGGTCTTAATGGCAGACGGCATAAAGATTACAGTTATTCTTCCTTCAAGAAAAAGAACTCGCGGTCTTTATGCCGCTCTTTCCACATTAACAGATCTTCAGAGCGGTAAACACGGCATTCAATACGGTGTTTGCTGTGATGATGATGACTTAGAAACACAAGAATTTTGTCGTTCGGTTAAAGATAAATTCGCGCTCGCGATGCGCATTGCCCCTCGTCAAAAAACGATGGGAGGCGCCATAAACGATATGGCATCACGAATGCCAGCGGATGTTTACCTTGTAATCAATGACGACATATTCTGCTGTTCTTATGGTTGGGATGATGTGATTGCCAAGGCCATCGAGGAAAAGCCTTACGGTATTTTCTGGTGGAAAAATATTTACCCGATGGATGCTCTTTATCCGATCGTCACTGAGAAGTGGAGAGCGGCGGCGGGTGGAATATTTACCGATCACTATCCGTTTTGGTTTGATGATCTTTGCCTTGCCGAGCTTTGGACAATGGCGACGCAAGAAGTACAGCCACGTTTAGATATTTACATCTGTGACAAACCGGTTTCGACTCAGCGTATGAGAGATCTTAAATTCTGGCAGCAGTTCTATACGAAAACCAGAGTTGAGAGAGTCAGGAAAAGCATAGAAATCGCCGAGAAGTTAGGGCTTCCGAAGCCCGTTATCGGTGAAGAGGTAGCCAAGCGATTAACTTACCTGCTGACTGCAATGAGTGATGAGTATTTGGCTCAGATTGAGAAGAATCAAGGCGAAACTACGCCCCCAGATCCGGCTTATGTTGTAGCTAAACTGAAAGCTGAAAAATATCTGGAAGATATGGCTGCATGATTTACGTTGGTCTTCCTACATACGACGGCCGTATCGAGCACACAACGGTTGGCGGGTTGTTAACAACAATGTTGTATTGCGGTAAACACGGAATCGGGATAGCGGTTGATGTAATCCCGCATGATGCTTTTATTGGTCGGGCGCGTAATTTAATGGCTAAGCGGTTTCTAGAATGCGGCGCTTCTGATCTTGTCTTTATCGATGCCGACATTGGTTTTTGTGTGGATGATTTTATAAAACTGATGCAAGCAGACGGTGACATCGTTTGCGGGGCCTACAGATACAAAAAAGACGAGTTAGCTTGGCCGCACATGGAATACCAGCCGGTAGAAAAGAAGGGCGACCTTATTAGGCTACATCACGCCGGGTGTGGTTTTATGCGCATCAAAAGAAATGTTTTCGAGAGAATTAAAAAATCCAACCCTGACAACGTTTATCGAGACGATGTCCATGGCGATACTTACGATTTTTTCCCTGCGGGAAGGATCGATAACAAGTTTTACGGTGAAGATATTATTTTCTGCAAATCAGCAGAGCAATTAGGTTTCAAAATTTGGGGGCTTCAGGGTTTAAATCTGAAGCATACGGGCTCTAAGACTTGGGCTGCTGCGTGGAGTGCTGAATGACTACTGCTTTACAAATGATTACACGCTCTATGAGATTAGCTGGCGCTATAGGCAAAGGGGAATCTTTAGACGCTGATGAAGCGGCGGATGGTCTTTACGCGCTTAACTCGTTTATGGATGCGCTATCGATTGAACGCCTAATGGTTTATCAGGTTCTAGACGAAGCTTTTAACCTGGTAGCAGGGACGGCTAGTTATACGATAGGCTCGAGTGGGGCATTTAATACAACTCGGCCATCAAAGCTTGTTGATACATGTTTTCTTCGTCTCAATAATATTGATTACCCTTTAGAAATAATCGACGAGGCGGCTTACGCTGCAATACCGGATAAAACAATTCAGTCTTTGCCAGATCAAATATTTTACGAACCTTCTTACCCTCTTGCGACTATTTATTTTAATCGTAAACCAGATCAGGCTTACAGCTTTCACTGTAAGTCATGGAAACAATTACAGTCGTTTTCTGCTTTAACGACTGATCTTGCCCTGCCGCCCGGGTATCAGAGAATGATTGAGTATGGATTTGCTGAAGATTACGGAAATGAATTTCTTGATGGCGTTCCACCGAACGTTTCTAGAATAGCCGCTAAATTAAAATCAAAACTTAAAACTATCAATCTACCGACAACAATTATGTCGGTAGAGACGCTATCCAATCGGTCAGTACAGAATATTAACGTAGGATGATTAT